GGAAGTCGCTGTCGTTCTCAAAATCGGTGGAGCTGCATGATAAAGTCATCGGGCATTATCTGAACATAAAACACTATCAATAAGTTGGGACCATTACCTGCAGCCATGATGCTATACGCCACCAAAAATAAAAACGACGTGTTGGACTTGTAATGCAGCGGTGCACGGCCTTACTCCAGCTGAACGGCTTTTTACCATCACGGCTAATCACTTCAATGCGCAGGCATTCTTTCAGATGGATCAGGTCGGTTGCTCCCATGCTTGCAGCTGGAGCTGGCTCAAAGGTCGAACCGGGAGCTAAAGATAAATCTTCCATAAATTGGCGGAATCTCTGAAATGTCTCATTACTTGTTATGTGCTTCCATTACAAGTGGAAGGATTCCGAAAGAATAACGAAGTCGCTTGGTTTTGGAAAGGATCTTTGTCATTTAATGCTAAGTAGCTTTTAGCATCACGGCGGTAGTCAAAGCCCTTACCAGACCCCACAGAATGGCCA